AAGGATTGACCAATAATGTCATAGCTTCAATACTCAAACCTGAAATAAGAAAGGATATAATCAGGTGCGACAATGAGCCTAAATCGATTGCAGAATTAAGGGGATACGGCATAGAAGCTATTGCAGCCAAGAAGGGGCCGGGAAGTGTTAACTTTGGTATACAGTATCTAAAGCAGTTTGAGATTATAATTGACCGTAAATGCCAGAATGCTATCAATGAATTTCAGCTTTACCAGTGGAAAAAGGATAAATACGGAGATCCGATTAACGAGCCTTTAGACAAGAATAACCATTTTATTGACCAAGTCAGATACGCATTAAATGACAGAATATTTGAAGATTTGGAAGCTGAAGAAGATTATACAGCTGCTGAACTGGGGATATTTTAAATTATTGTCAAAACAATAGTTGAGTGCTATAATTAAGAAAATTAACGGAAGGTAAGATTAATGAAGTTAACAGATTATCCAAAAAATGGTATATCTTTTGACCAAATAGAGGATGAAGAAAAGCTTGAAGCTTACAGAATAAAGCATGGTGTTAAACAGGTTTGCCCAGTTTGTGGAAATAATGAATTTTTTATAGATACTTTAGGAATTGAGCATTGTAGTAAGTGCTATCATCCTATGGATTTGTAAGGCTTTAGTATAAATTAAAATTAAATATTGACGAGCTCCTAGAGAGCCAGTAAATTAGAAGTTTTTATAGCTTCTGTTGCTGGCTCTTTTTTATTTACGGTTTATGTACGGAAGGGGATAGATGTTATGAAGATAGAAGAGATATTGGACAAATACGGCGATGACTTCAACAAGCTGACTGACATATTATGCAAAGATAAGGCTGAAAGAGATGTTGAGACTGCTGAAAAAGAATTTACCGGAGACCATGTAATACTACAGAGACCGGTTAAGGTAATCGGCAAAGGTACGGCAACAAAAAGAATTGAACAGTCCAAGCTGGTTATACAGTTTCAGAAAAAGATTGTCAATATGGCGGTGGCTTTTTTATTCGGTGAACCTGTTAAGCTGGTGCTGAACAACAAAGAGGGATCATTCCAGAATGCTTTTGATTTACTGGTTAACACATGGCAAAAGAACAAAATGAGGTTTTTCGATAAGAAGCTGGCAAGACGGCTTTTTGTAGAAACCAAAGTAGCTGAACTGTGGTACACGGTCTTTGATGCAGAAAATAATAAACATCTTAAAGTATCTCTACTGTCAAAGAAAAACGGAGACGACATCTATGCCCACTTTAACGAAAATGGAGACATGGACGCATTTACCAGAAGGTATGAACTGGAAGATATTGATGAAAAAACCTATGAGCATATTGATATTTATACAGCAGATAAGATAATCTACGGAGTTAAAAAAGGCTCATGGGAAATAAAACAAGAACAAAATTTATTCGGTAAGATACCGGTAATTTACTATGAGCAGGAAAAGCCAGAATGGGCTGACGTACAGACAGAAATAGACAGGGCTGAAATGTTGATATCCAAATTTGCAGATACCAATGACTATTTCGGATCTCCTATGCTGAAGATAAAAGGTGTTGTTCAAAACGCACCTGACAAAGAAGAAGTTGGAAAACTGTTAAGGTTTAAAGGGGAAGTAGATCCGGCAACAGGAAAAAGAGACTATGGCGATGCAGACTATCTGACATGGGATCAAGCTCCGGAATCAGTCAAACAGGAATACGACATCCTCAAAGATATAATCTATTCAATGACCGCTACACCTGATTTATCATTCAGCAACGTCAAAGGACTTACCAAAACATCAGGAGAAGCTTTAAAGTTTTTATTCCTGGACTCCATTTTAAAAGCAAAAGACAAAGAGGAAATATTCGGCGAAGCTATAGCCAGAAGAATCAGCTTATTAAAAGCAATGCTTGCAATACACGATGTACAGCAAAAGAAAAACTTTGCGGAACTGGATGTATCTGTCAATTTCGGCATCGGCAGTATATTGCCTGATGACATAACAGAAAAGGTAAGGGCTTTATCACTTGCAAGGGGCGGTGATTCAATTATGAGCCAGGAGGAAGCGGTAAGACAGAATCCATTTGTCGGTGATGCAGAAGAAGACATAAAAAGGCTACAAGCTGAAAAATCAGAAATAAACAGTTTAGGAGAATCATTTGATGTATAAGAAACATAAAGAGTTGGAACTGGGGATAGTGGGTTGCGGTGTTGTCGGAGGTAGTCTTGCAGATATTTTGGAAGGTTTGGGACATAGTATCAAACGTTATGACCCTGCTAAAAACTTCTATGATGACATATCAGAATGTGAGATTGTTTTTATTTCCGTACCGACTAAAGAAGATATGCAGTTTGGGGAATTAAAAGAGGCTTTAGATTACACAGCCAGAAAAAACCGCAAAGGACTTATCGTGATACGTTCAACAGTTATTCCAGGGATGACAGATAATTTTGCTATAGAATATGACAGAGAGATTATATTCATGCCTGAGTTTCTAAGGGAACGGACAGCAAGAGAAGATGCAGAAAATCCTGACAAAGTTGTTATCGGAACTAAAAACAAAAAATCATTTAAACTGCTCAAAGACCTGTTCAAACAGTTTGCCAAAAAAAGCAGGTATTTTATGTTAAAACCTGTTGAAGCTGAACTTTTAAAAGTTGCCTTGAACACCCTCTACACGGTAAAGGTTGTCTATGGTAATGAACTCTATGATATATGCAAAAAATACGATGCAAATTATTATAAATTATTTGAGGTTTTTGGTTATGACCGCTACATTAAACCGATGCACCTTGATCCTCTCTTTGACGGCTACAGGGGGGCAGGCGGAAAATGTCTCAAAAAGGATATAGGCTTTTTAGTTCAGGCTGCTATGGATAAAGGGGTTTGCCCTGCAGTAATGATGGTGGCAGACAGCGAAAACAAAAATCTATTGGAAAAAGGTACATTAGGTGGAGATTGAAGATTATTTTGAAAAAAGACATGTAAGGGAAATCATCAAATATAACCGCAGATTAGAAGCAATACTAAACGAGGCATCAAGGGATTTGGCAAGAAGAATACTGGCTATAGAGATGAGATATCCGGAAACAGTCTATCAGGGGTCTTTCTACAAGTTGAACAAGGCTATGAAGTCGAGGATAGACGAAATATTAAAACAGCTACACAAGGATATACTGGCCAATACAACTAACGGCGTAGTATCCAACTGGGATTTGGCAAACTTGAAAAACAATAAACTGGTGGGAAAGTGGGCTGAAGGGATACAGCTTAAAAAGGACAGCATCCCTGTAAGCTTCTACCAGTTAAACGAGGCAGCACTGGACGCATTTTTAAAAAGAGTTGAAGCAGGTTTTACAATCAGTGAAAGGGTTTGGAGGCTGGTAAACGGTGCAAGAGACCAGATAGAGTTATATTTATCATCCGGAATATCTACAGGCAAACCTGCAGCAGATATTGCAAGAGACATCAGAAAATATTTAAATGAACCGGATAAGCTGTTTAGACGGGTAAGGCAGGACGGAAAGCTTGTACTGAGTAAGGCAGCAAGGGGTTATCATCCAGGGGCAGGCATCTATAGAAGCTCATACAGGAATGCTTTAAGGCTAACCAGAAATGAAACCAACGTGGCATACAGGTTAAGCGATTATCACAGACGGCAGCAGCTTGATTTTATTGTTGGAGTTGAGGTGCATTTATCAGCAGCACATCCGATTTATGATCTTTGCGATTCATTATATGGCCGTTACCCTAAAGGTTTTGTTTTTACCGGCTGGCATGTCGGCTGTTATTCAAGTGATACGGAAGTATATACAAATAATGGGTGGAAATATTTTAGGGACTTACAAGGTAATGATTTAATATTAAGTCTTAATCCTAATTCAAAAAACCTTGAATATTATCCCATTGTCAGGAAAATAGAATATCCATACAAAGGAAAAATGCTCCGTTTTTACAATCGTTCATTAGATATGTTGGTAACTCCTGACCATGAAATGATAGGTTTTAATAAAGGCAATAATAAATTACAAAAATTATCAGCTAAAGAATATTTTAAGCAATTATCTTTTATTACCTCTCGTAATATATATACCAGTAAAAATCGTTTATATCGTTCTTCTGAATGGAAAGGTAAAAATAGAAAATATATTAGGGTTGGGAAATACAAATTTTCTGTACCTTTGTTTTGTGAATTTATGGGATATTATTTAAGTGAAGGTTCTCTCAGCAGAAAATATGCAGTAACAATAAGTCAAGATAAAAAATATAATCCTGATAATTATACAAAAATATATCAATGTTTGTTGAATATGAAAATAGGGAAAATAAAACAACATAAGAATGGATTTAATTTTTACAATAAAGATATTTGGGAATATTTAAAACCATTTGGAAAATCTTATCAGAAATATATTCCAGAAGAAATTAAAGAATTGAGTAAAGAATATATTGATATCTTTTTGACTGCTTTTTGTTTGGGCGATGGATGGATTGAAAAAAGCAGGGCTTGGAAAAATGGGAAATTTAGAGATAGAAGATGCTTTACAACATCCTCTAAAAAGATGGCGGATGATATAGGAGAATTGATATTAAAGATAGGACACCATCCCTCTTTTTCTTTAGAACATAACAAAAGCAAGGAAGTTCAATTTAGGAATGGAGTTTATAAAATTAACCATAATCAATGGGGAATAAGAGATTGTTATTCTCAATATGCAGTTCAGTTTTATAGAGAGAAAATTGATTATGATGATAAGGTATTTGATGTAGAAATAGCCGATAATCATATTATTTATGTTCGAAGAAATGGGAGATGCGTTTGGAGTTCAAATTGTATCTGTTACACAACATCGGTACTGCTTAACAAAAAGGACTCGTTAAATTATATGAAGACCGGAAAGGTTGCTAAATCAAAATATGTCAATAAGATACCCAAGAGAGCTGAAAACTGGATTGATATAAACGCAGAGAAAATTAAAAACTACAAGAACAAGCCTGTATGGATAAAGGATAATTTAACAAACGATTTTAAAGTAAAGGAGAAAATATTAAAACCATGAATGAAGGGACTGAAGGGAAAAGATTTGAAAAGCTGAGAATCGTATCAAGTGATTATGATATAACCTACCAAGACGAGATAAGAGACGATTATGACAATTTACTGGACGGAAGAATTATTGAGACAGAAAGTGAAATCAAGGTATCACTGCAACAGAAGTACCCGAGACAACTGCAGGTTATACTTCATGAGGCTATGCACGGATTGAAATGGGAGTTCGGTTTGAACAATAAACCAAGCAATGATGATGAAACAATCAATATACAGCTTACTACCGGTGTAGGCTGTTTCATTAGGGATAATCCGGAATTTATAAGAGAGTATTTGAGGGT